GGCCAACACAAGATGTGGGTTGGTGGTCGTCTAGTCCATGACGAGATGAACCCATATTGCTGGGAAACAGCAGCATCTACAGAAGAATACCCTGACTATGACGGTTATATCCCATACATCATCCGTGACTCTGGATGGGGTGAGACTACAGCAAAGAACGACCCCGCTGACAGGTATGTCGGTATTTTGCGGCACATACATCCAGTGCTCCTCGCTGAGGCTCGGCAACTTACAGCAGTGGATATCCAGCTACGGTACTCAACGTTCGCTCCGGTAATCACCAGAAACATCATGGACGACAACACCCCTATTGAGCTTGGTGCTGGTAAGCGAATTAACCTTGTCGATGACCAAGATATAGAGTTCCGCAAGCTCCCAGAGATTCCGTTATCGGCCTTTCAAATGATGGATAAGGTTCATCAATACACAGCAGATCTGTCGAAGATGGGTACTCTTGGCGGCCAACCGCAGCGAGGAGTTGAGTCAGCTACGGAAGCTGACTTGAACATCCGTAACGCTTCGGTGAAGCTCTCTGGGTGTGTTCAGTCCTTACGTGCTTGCGTAGCTATGGCATCACGTCAGGTGTTCCAAGACATTGAGCACATTCTTAATTCCAGCATTACGGTTGCGGGTGGAACGAAACGTAGTGCTAGTGAGATTACTATTAAACCCTCGGAGCTTGATGACTTCTACGCTGTAGATGTAGAGCTCCACACCTCAGATCGGGCACAGATTGAGATGCGTGACATGATGGTTTGGTCTCAGCTATATCAGGTCTACAACGGAATGCTTTCTGCGCAGACAGCTATGGAGAACTCAGGCATCGAGAATCCGCAACAAGAGATGTTGAAGGCTTCAGTAAATACACTCTTTATGTCACCTGAAGCGCAGCAAGTACGAACAATGATGATGCTTAAGGGCCTAGAAGGGCAAGCAGCAGAAGTGTTGCGGGCGTTCCAGCAAAATATGTCTCAAGTGCCCCAGCAGGGACCTGAGCAGCTTGGGGCTATGGTGCCTCAGGCTGGTGTGATGCCGCCGTTGCCCACGGCTTCTGGCATCCCAGAGAACGTAGCACTTAATCGTGAGGCCAATGCAGCGAATGAGATGAGGTAATGGCAGGAGAATTGTCCGCATACATGAGTGAAGCTGCAAGGCAAGTCACGGTGCTGAACGCAATGGCACTGGACTATATCGCTGATGCGTTCGCTACCAAGGAAGAAGCCACTGTGTTTTCTTCTACCTTTGACGAAATGCAGCAGAGGTTTGCTGCTCATGGTCATGGTTCAGATCTAAATGATTGCACTGACCCGTTTTGTATGGAAGCGAAGATGGCCATTATTGACGCTTTGGGGGTTATTATGAATCAACAATCAGAACAAGCCGTTGAGCAGGGAGGCCTCTAATGTCAGACCCACGTTACGCTAACCTACCTACGCAGAACATTAGTGTCGCAGAACTTAGGGAGATGTGGCAAGCCACATCCAGCCCTATTATGAAGGCCAGCCTTGCGCAGCTTATAGCATCCGCAGACAAATATGGCGGGATCACAGGACCAATGTATGAGAGGTTTCTTGATCTCAAGCAGCAGGAACTTAACGAGCAGTCCGGCATAGGGACTATTAGCGGTAATCAAGGGGACATTTGGCGATCTGGCATCCGGCACTTAGAAAGTTTATACCCACCCGAAAAGGGTTGGATTATTATGAGCGAAATTCCAAATACTGCTGATGGGACAATCAACTATACATTCAAGAACCTCCTAGAAAATGTCCCACTAGCGGAGTGGTCGGGGACCTACAACAATGGCAACCTTGTTGCAGCAACGGCTGAGTCCACAGTAGAAACGGTGCCTGTCAAAGCTACTGATTGGCACCTCTCAGTAGACAGGATGGACGATGGTGTTGTACAGATTTCAGCGAAAGTACCATCGTCATTTGATTTGAATGACGGCTCAGGGGAGTTTACCGCTAATGTGGGTGACACGTTTTATTCTACGAATGGCGGGGCGACATGGACTCGTGGCGTTGCTCCATTCAGTGAAGCTGGTGCTGTGGCTGGTGATCAATCCAATTACGACGCCCTCCAGCTTATGCTGGACTTTACAACTGAACGGCGCTTAGCTCGCGAAGGTGAAGCGGCTGACCGCCAAGCTGCCGCTAAGCTAGGCTTTTCTTATGAGGAGTTGGCCCAAAACACGGCTTTAGAACAAGCGCGGCAAGCTGAAGCACAGCGTCAGTTTGGTTTAAGTTTGGGTGAACAACAGCGGCAGTTTAATATAAATACCCGCGAATCTGCGCTTCAGCGCATCGCTCAAGGTCGCGCTGCTGCGGAGGCTAATGCCACACAGCGTTATTTCAACAGTCTCGAAGAGCTCGGTCGTAACTACCGTACAATGGTTGAGACCTCACCAGCAATGGCTAATGCCGCCACCAATCAGGGAGAACTTATACGGAATATCCTGAGGGAGGGTGGGGATGTACTTGCAAGAACATACTTCACCCGTGGTGGTATTTCTCCGTTACCAGAGATTACACAAGCCGACCTAATCAACAATCTTAATGACGAGATGGTCAAGCTACAGCAGTTTGAAATAGACGCTGTTGAGCAGGAAAACCGTCGTATAGAACGTGCAGATCGAGATAGGGCTCGCGCAGAATACCAAGTATTCGTGGATGCTGAAATGCAAAAGCCTCAGGAGATACGTCAACTGAGTAGATTCGACCAAGAACAATTTGATAAAGCCATTGCCGATTACGCTGAGTAT